CCATTGTCTCAAATCCAATCATCTTAGATTGAAGATATGTATGCCAACCAAGAGCACCAATACCAAGAGCTCTTTGATTAATAGCAAAATTTCTTGGATGCACCATAAACTTCATTTTCTCAGTCTTATTAATGAATTCTGTCATTACTGCATCAAGAAAATAAACAAGGGTTTCTACTGCATCAGTATTCTTCCAATTATCCCATTGCTCAAAGTTAAGAGAAGATAAATCACAAACAAATGATTCTTCATTGTCATTTGATAACATAATCTCTGTGCAAAGATTACTTTGATTGATTTTAAGCTTCTTGTCTTTATATACTTGTGGTGCTTGATTGTTGGCATTATCCGTAAAGAAAATATAAGGATAACCAGATTCAAAGCGCTTTTTAATTACTAAACCCCAAATACGACGTTTTTCCTTATCTCCCTCAATCATAGACTTCAACCATTCATCAGTAACACAAACACCAATAGAAAGATTTTGAATATCATCACCTTCACTTCTGATCTTTAGGAATTCTTCAATATCTTTGTGATCAATTGGTAGATATGCTGCAAATGAACCTCGACGCACATTGCCTTGAGATATATAATCTGTTAAGGATTCAAATACTACCAATTGATGATGCACACCTGTGGATTCTCCACCAGATGAGATAGGTGCACCGCGATGACGTATCTTACCAAAATAAGCAGAGGTACCACCACCAGCTTTTGACATGGTTCCTATTTCTGAAATCTTATATAAGATAGCATCCATATCATCATCAACATATGAACCAAAACAAGATATAGGTAAACCACGTTTACGACCAAAATTTGACCAAATAGGTGAAGCCAAGGAATAAAAACCTTGATGCATATATTCTTCAAATTTATCTGCAAAGCCTTTTAGCTTAAGATAATCTTCAGCTGTTTCTGCTATATCTCTTATACGTTTTTCAGCTGTCTCTCCATCTAAGAGATAACCTCGTTCAAGGAATTTGCGTGAATCACTATTTAACCAGTAAATGTTCTTGTTACTCATTTTTATATATTATACTATACTTTTATTAAAATAAATCGTCTTCTGAAAAGCTTTGTGACTTTTTAGAATATTCTACCGGACGAGAATGGAAGAAGTCGGTCATATTATTACCAAGTAATTCTTCATTAAACCAGGAAGAGATTTTAATTACTTTATCATCTGTTTCATATACTTCTGAAAAGCCAATACCTTTTAATGATTCATTGATACGATCTTTAACAAATTCTTTAAGTAAAGCTGCAGACAATCCTTCTTCTTGAAGACCATTAACCATCCAATCAATAATCTTAGCCTCACTTTCATAAGCTTCTTTAGCTTCTGCTAGAATTTTCTCTTCAAGCTCTTTATCAAAGAGTTCTGGATATTCTTCTCTAATAGTATTAATTATTTTCATACCAACTAGAGCATGAATGTGTTCTTCATTACGAGTATATTTGACTTGTTGATCAGTATCTTTAAGAAGATTTTTATTACGGGCAAACCAATTAATAATATAAAATTGACTCATCAATGAGACATTCTCAACAAAAAGAGTAAAAAGAATAATAGAATAAAGATATTGTTTCTTTGAATCCTTATAATAGCGGTGTGTATATTTTTTAAGATATTTTACTCGCCCTTGTATCCATTCTAATTTAAGATTTTCTTCAAATACATCTTCAAGACCAAGAACTGTAAGAAGTCTTTCATAAGCATTATTATGAATTACTTCTGTGTTAGCCATTACATAACCAAGATCTTGTAAAGATGGGTGTGGTAGATTTTCTCCAAGCTTAGCCCAAAAAGTTTTTACCGCTACTTCAATTTGGCCAATAGCTGATAAGCAACGAATTATAATTTCTCTTTCTTGATCTGTAAGTTTAACCTTAAATTGTTGAACATCTGATTTAAAACTAAATTCTTTATGAGTCCAGAATCCATTATGCATAGAATCTATAAACTCTTCAGTCCAAGGATAGTGATTAGGTTTGCGGGAAATTTGTTCGTCAAATATCATAAATTGAATAAAATAATCTGTAAGGAATATTATTTACGTATAGTAAATGGGTTTACTATTTTTTCCAGAAGAAAAAAAATATTTCTTTTTTGTTCTATTTGACTGAGTTATATAAGTTAAGTTTTTTTACAATAAATTTTACAATTTCACTACGAACAATGTCTTCTTCTGAAAGATAAAATACATGAATGCCTTGTTCTTTGCTTTCAGCATCATCAAATACTTTGCACATGGTTTCAAAGCCAGATTTACCATTAATATCAGATTGACGAGGATCACCACAAATAAACAATTTACTGAAGTAGCCCACTCTAGTTAAAAGAGTTGTAATTTCTTTTGCTGTAGAATTCTGTGCTTCATCCATAATAATACCTTTAGCATTCCAAGAAAGGCCTCGAAGGAAACCAGTAGGTTTACCATCAATACGATTCTCTTTAGTAAGCATATTAATATCTGATTTACAGAGTAATTCATCAAGCTTTTCCATTAATGGCTCCAAATAAGGAGAAAGCTTATCATTTGCATCTCCTGGTAGGTAACCCATTTTATTATCAGAGCTTTCTACAATACTACGAATATAGATTAAATCGCTAATCTTTTTAAGATTTAATAATTCTAAGACCGCTAAAGTAGCTAAAAAGCTTTTACTACTACCAGCTGGGCCAGATAAAAATATGATTTTTGTATTATTATCTAATGCTAATTTAAGAAATTCTTTTTGTTTTTGTGTCAAATCAGACCTTTGTCGTATCTGCAAAGGTCTTTCTAATTTTTCGGCCTGATGAACTATTAAGCTTTTATCTTTAGTTGCAGGTATGTTATTGTTGTGAGGTTGAGACTGCTTTTGTTTTAACAAACGTTTCTTTTTACTCATCTAATAATATTTACTCAAAAACCTAAATAATATATATGCTAAAGCGATTTGAAGAAAAATATAATACCTTATTAAAAGAATTCACTGAATCTTTTCCTATTGAAGAAAAAACACCTGTTTGGCAAACCAAAGCCGGTAAAGACCCTAAAGGTGGCTTAAATAGAAAAGGAATTGCTAGCTATCGTAGATCTCATCCTGGCAGTCATTTATCTATGGCTGTAACCACACCCCCTAGCAAACTTAAACGTGGTAGCAAAGCTTGGAAGCGTAGAAAGAGTTTTTGCGCTCGCACAAAGGGTCAACCTGGACCAATGAAGAAACCTAATGGACAACCAACTCGTAAGGCATTAGCTTTACGTAAATGGAATTGCCATTAAGATTTATCTTTAAAATATCTTTCATGTATTATCTGATGCCCTCTTTGGGCTAACATAATACCAGACTCTTCAAAAGATCCTTGACCTTGATGGAATACAGGATAATCTGAAATATACTTTTGTATAGATTCATCTGTTTTGTTTTTAGCTATTAGATCTAATTCATACCCTGCATCTACTACTTTAAAACAGAAATCTACATCTTCTCCATAACCTGGACTAAAGATTTCATCTAGATAGTTAAATTTCTCTAATAGATCTTTTCTTAATCCAACGCAGAAGAATGGTAGATACAATCTATTTCTTGCATACATATCTGCAGGACCAGTAACTGCTATTTTAGGATTATCTTTAAAGGGCTGTATTAATCTATCAATCCAAGAGTCTCTGGGTGCAAATGGTAATACCTCAACATCTGTGTTTAATAATACAACATAAGGTGTTCTGACCATTTTTAGTCCAATATTAGCGGCAATTGTAAATCCTAGTGGTTCAGCATACCAAGCAAATCTTATATATGGATTGCTTAATAGATACTGAGCACTTTCTTTATCACTACCATTACAAACTACCAATACCTCTGTTTTATTTAAATCTGTATTAGCTATAATAGAATCTACACATTTCTTTAATAAGCTTGTTGGTTTGTATGCTGGTATAACAATGGTAGTTTCTCTCATTCAGTTATCTTATCATATCTTAACCAATAAGCAATAAGAAACCCGCCTATTGCTAGGCGGGTTCTTTGAATAACACTTATTACTAAGCTTATACCTCTTAGAGGAATACGCTTTGTGTACCAGGTGTAAACGAAACGTGTAGACCTGTTACAATGATTAAGTGGTAGTATAATGCNGAACCGAAGATATGATCAATGACGCCATAACGGGTCATTAAACCAACACGTGGGCTGAAGTCATTAGGTCCGATTGTACGTTGTACCAATACTGGAATGTATGGGCAATATACGATACCGGTGTCATAATATTCTGCACCCTTGTAACCAAGTAAGCAATATTCAAGAGGAGTTGAACGAGAACCAACTTGATATTGAGCTTCTGTACGTGTATCACGGTAAACATTGAAACGTCCACCAACTGTACCAACTTTAGCAATACCTACAGGCTGTGTGTTAACATTGCCTTGGATTGCAAACCATTGGAACTCAGGTAGCATTTCTAACATTGCGCAAACGCGAGGTGTAGCAACAATGAAGTTTGCAGCACCACGACGGTTACGGATAGCAACACGGTTAGCTTCAACGATTACGCGAGCATAGAAGTCACGATTACGTTCACCTAACCAACGACCATCAGCAGAAGCTGGTGACCATACTGAATATCCTTGACCAAAGCCATTGTTGATAGCTGATTGGCACATACGGATAATCATTTCACGGTCAATTTCAGCCTGAATTTCATACGACATAGCGTTTGTTAATTCATTGTCAATGTCGATACCGTTCATGTTCTTGAGATCTTGCTCAAGTTCAACGGACCAACGAGCTGCTAAACGACGTGTACCAGCTTCAACAGCTGTCTTCTGGAAGCTTACAACCATCTGAGGGATGTTTGAGCTTAATTCGAAGTTTGCTAAGAGATTAGCAACACCGTTATCTGCAGAACCGTTAGTTAGGTTTGTAATGTTGAATGATTCTGAACCTGTGATTGCTGTAGCACCACCGGATAGCCAAGAAGCTGAAGTACCTGTGTAAGCTGTATTTAAATAGTTCCAGCCTGTTTCAGTACCTTCTGAAGCATTTGTCCATCCTTGAACACTGTTGCTTGTTGACTGTGAGGAATAACCACCATCTGGACTTGTTGATCCTAATGGAGCTGATTCATATTTATAACGAAGGGCAAATGCAAGACCAACTG